TCTAACAGATGAGGCGTCAGAGAAGAAACTGCTGTTAGAACTTGCTGATAGAGATATCATTAGTCATGAGACTATCTTAGAGAGATTTAAAGAGATCCCTGCTGTCGAGAAGATGCGTCTCAAGAGGGAAGTCAAGGGTAGAGATAATGATCGTAGTCCAGATAAAGTAGGGCCGTATCATCCGCCTAAAGAAGACGAGATGGAATATCAGCAACCAAAGGATAATAAAAATGGTCGTCCTAAATTTAAAAAGGATGAAATCAAAAGGAAGCCTCGTCGCGACAAACCTAAGACGAACCCTGGAGTAGCTGATTTATTCATATGGGCTAACAATACATTTGACAAAGTTTCCAATCTTATCAATTCTGCACACTTAGGTGTGAAGGGTAAAAAGGACGCAAGGCATCTAACAAAAGCGGACATTATAGGGTTAGAACCAATAAAGCTTAATACATTTACAAATATAGAGGTGATGTCAGAGGTTACTGACGAGGGTATAAATATAGCACTTGGTTCTGAACAAACCATCCCTGCAACTTTCGATAACATGCTCAAAACTAATTCTGTAAATATAAAGAGTATGAATGCAGATGAGTATAAAAAGGCGGTTATTGCTCTATATGTAGAGTATATTTTGGCTTAAAAGGGAGGTATTTCTAATAAAAACAGTTTTTCGTGTATACTTTCTATAGAGGTAATAACTATGAAAAAAATAAAAATATTCGACAGAGAAATACAAGACGGAATTTCTGATTCAGTTAGTAGTCAAGCATCGATTGCATACTGCAGTCCTGCTCTCCTTGTTGAAAAAGGAGATACAGATCTTTCCTTGACTGCTATTATAGCTTCTTCAGATTCTGTGGATAAAAATACTGATCTCTATTATCTTGAGTCAGTTCTGGTATCGACCAATTGGAATGGTAATGATGATGTTTTTCTAGCTGATGCCACATGGTCAGCAAGAGATACGCCAGTAGACAAGCAGTTTAATTTTATGCATGATGAAAATGATATCATTGGGCATATTATAGGTAGCCGTGTTGTTGACGCTGAAGGCACTAGCATTGCTTCCGATACAACTGAAGCTCCAGATAGTTTCGATATCATAACCAAAGCCGTTTTATATAATAGTTGGACAGATCCAGAAAATAGGGTCAGGATGGAAAATATCATTGCTGAAATTAAAGAAGGCAAATGGTTTGTTTCTATGGAGTGTTCCTTTGCTGGTTTTGATTATTCTGTCATAGATGAACAAGGTAATCAGCACTTAGTTGCAAGAGATGGCGAATCAGCATTTCTGACTAAGCATCTTAGAGCGTATGGGGGCACCGGAGAATATGAAGGGCATAAAATAGGGCGTGCTCTTCGTGATATTTCATTTTCAGGAAAGGGTCTGGTGTCAAATCCAGCTAACCCAAGAAGTATAATTTTAAACTCTAAAAGTATAGCTTTTAGCGTGGATTCATCTAGTTTTTTAGGAGATCTAAAAATGTCCGATTCCAAGGTATTGGAAGAACAAATTAGTGAAATCAAATCTGAGCTTACTCAAGCTAATGAGACAATCGAAGAATTGAAAGCAGAAGCCGCTAAGGCTGAAGCATTATCTTCTGAGATTGAAACTCTTGAAGCTTCTGTTAAGGAAAAAGAAGAGATTATCGCTAGTTTGGAAGAAAAGGTTAGTGCGTCTGAAACTCAGGTAAGTGAACTTACTGCTTCTCTTGAAGCATCTGAGACAGAATTGACCGCTAACAAATCTGAGCTTTACGAAGCCAAGAAACGTGAAAAAGACAATAAGCGAAAAGCCGCACTTGTCGAAGCTGGTATGGAATCTAGTGAAGCAGAAGCAAATCTTGCTTCATTTGAAGCATTAGATGACGAAGCTTTTGATTCTGTAGTTAGTCTTTATGCTGCCAAAAACATTATTGTTGCTGAAGAAGTAACAAGTGAAGAAGCTGCAGATGAAGCACAGGCATCAGAAGAAACTGAAGAAGCAATCGAAACTCCCGAAGAAGTATTTGAAGATGTTGTATCTGAAGATGCTACTTTGGTTGTTGCTGAAAAAGACGAAGCTGCAGAAGCTATGTCGGCTAGAGCAGAACTGTCTGATTGGATTTCAGGTAGACTCAACAACTAATATATAACCATTTTTCTTATATAGGAGAAATAAAACATGGCTCTTAAAGCAGATAGACACGTAGAAACTACTGATATTTCATTTTTCTACAATGAAGGTACTGCCACTCGTGGTGGCGTCGTTATATATGAAGGATCTGCACTCGCATCTGGTGCGTCAATGGATCAAGGTGGTAATCTCGTAAAGTACGCAACACCTACGGCCACAGATGTTCCAGTTGGTATCCTTCTTAACGATGTTGTGAATAAGGACTTGACGCGAACTCATCTAAACGAACACAAAGATGAAGTTCAGAAAGGTGGCAAGGTCACCATTATGACTCGTGGTACTGTTGTAACCAACATGATTACGGGCACTCCAACTCCTGGTGCTTTGGCTTATGCTAGTACAACTGGTACAATTGGCGTTACCACACTCACTGGTGCCGCTTCTGGTAATCTTGCTGTTGGTCGTTGGATGAGTCGTAAAGATGCAGATGGCTATGCTAAAGTATCTATTAACCTTCCAAACCATGGCGGTAGCACCATTTAAGTTTAATCACAACATTATAATTTATAAAAGGAGATCTAAATATGTCTTATGATAGACCAAGCGAAGAAATTATTTCGCTTCTGAAAAGCACTGGCGATTCTGACATGAATATCGCTGTTGCTGCACAACGAGAATTCGCTAAAGCACTGGAGCTTCCTTTGCGTAAAGGTGTTTTGAGTGGCGATATTCTTGGTAATATTTTCGAAGTTATTCAGGTTGAACCAGGTGCTGGTACTGAGTACCCACTCGACTTGATCTCTCCAGGTGTTGAAGGTGAGCATATTGCTTACACAAATCCTGGAAACGGTAGAATTCCTGAACGAGCCGTCGAAGGTGACTATGTGACCATCCCGACTTATGGCGTTACCAGTTCAATTGACTGGTTGCTGCGATATGCTCGTGAAGCACGTTGGGATATCGTCTCTCGTGCAACACAGGTTCTGGAAGCTTCTTTTGTTAAGAAGATGAATGACGATGGTTGGCATACATTGCTGGCTGCTGGCGTTGACCGTAACATCCTCGTTTACGATGGTGATGCTACTGCTGGTATGTTTAGCAAGCGACTGATTTCTCTCATGCAGACCGTTATGCGTCGTAACGCTGGTGGCAACACTGGTAGCGGCTCTCGTGGTCGATTGACTGACCTTTATGTTTCTCCAGAAGCTCTGGAAGACATTCGTAACTGGGGTCTGGATCAGATCGATGAAGTAAGCCGTCGCGAAATCTATGTTGCATCTGAAGATGGTGCTCCGATTACTCGCGTGTTTGGTGTTAACCTTATCGATCTTGATGAGCTTGGCGAAGGTCAAGAATATCAGACATTCTTCACAGATAGTCTTTCTGGTGCTGTTCAGACCTCTGACCTTGAATTGGTAGTTGGTTTGGATCAATCATCTAATGACAGTTTTGTTATGCCAGTTAAGCAAGCTTTGGAGGTCTATGAAGATCCTGCACTGCATCGGCATCAACGAGCTGGATTCTACGGTTGGGCAGAAATTGGATTTGGCGTTCTGGACAACAGACGCATCCTTTTGGGCTCCTTCTAAGAGTCGATTTGTATATAACGAACTAGGCTCTTTCTGTCATGGATTGAGCCTAGTTTTTTCTCTAGCAATTAAGCATACCGCGTATTAGGAAGAAAATGTAAGGATACAACAACGATACTTAAATGGTGAGCAAATATGTCTAAAATCAACGAACATAACATATCTCGTGCAGCCATACTATCAAATGTAATATACAATGTTAACGAGACCGAACAATGGTCCAATGAAAACAAGTGGCATAAAACGACTTTTTGGTCGAAAAGGATTTCATTAAAAAGAAACTTGATAGGTAATGATGGCGTAATCAAAGTAGGGTATACGATAGAAGACCAAACATTGTACCTTACTTATTCTGGCACGCAAGATATTGAATTTTGGTTGTACAATGCCGATACAGATGTTCGCTATTTTAATGGCATAGGTCTTCATGATGGATTTTTGAGCCTTGCCGAAGAAGTTGAAACAGTTCTTGTTAAAGATAGCTACATCTTTAATCTTATAAAAGACAACAGTATTAAAAAAGTTGTTCATTGTGGTCACAGTGCTGGTGGAGCAGTGGCTGGTATAATGGCTTTTAAGTTTTTTGAGGCCGACGCTTATTACGGAGAAGGTCTTGCTTGTGACCATGTCATTGTCGATTTTGGATCACCAAGATATCTAAAAGATGGCCAGCCTATAGACATCTTTCCCTGCGAAAGACTGAGATTTCAAGAAATTTACGATATTGTTCCGTGTACACCTCTTACTTGGAGAGGGCCGTTACCCGGTTTTGAACATTTCGGCTCAGTAAGGTATATCGCACCAAACTTCGAATTATTAGATCGTCTTCCTTGGTATCGCCCCTTAATGTTCATTAAAAAATATTTTGGGTCTCTATGGTTGGGTAAATCAGTAAATGAAGTAGTCAATCATCATTCTATTGATGGCTATGCCGCTACGGTTGTCATAAATCATTCCTTAAAGGGCATATTATGAAATACATTTTATTGTTGTTGTTAACGTTCGTCCCTATGCAGACAGCAGTACATGCAGAAACGCAGGATACTCCACCCGCATATGTGCTTCATTCTAGCTCTGGACTTATGAGTGGGTTTCAAGGCACCGCAGTCTGCCTACGTGTATACAAAAATTATGGGTGGTTTATTACGGCTGGTCATGTTATAAAAGGACGATGTACAGTATCTATACAAGGACACAAATATCCAGTTAGAGTAATGGATAACTTTCGTACTATTGGAGTAATTCCTGACGGATTGACGATTCTACGCACTGTAAATAAGATACCACATGATCAACTTAACACCTATCTTATGGATGTAGATAGACAGCCCAAAGTTGGGGATAAAGTATGGTTGTTAGGATTTCCCAGCGGTAGGTTACAATCTAAACAGACATATATCACACAACTAATTAAAAATCAATTTCTGACTAGGACTTACCTAAGTTTTGGTGCTTCTGGTGGGCTTGTCGTGTATGATAATGGGAGTCTAGCAGGTATTATTCATGGATTTGCTGAAGGCAAAGGTCGAGAGGGTGTTCATAGTAATATAGCACTTTTTGCTAGTGCTATTAATGAGAATTATCCATTTCTGATTCCACGTTCTCAGAATGATGAAAAAAGGATAGGATTACACGATAAAGATATCAAAGATGATGATCATCATAATGACAAATGTGATTGTGGATGTGAGGATTGTAAAAATGGTGAATGCCCGTGTGGTCCAAGTTGTAAATGTGATACAGATTGTGCCTGTAGGATAAAAAATAGAGGAGAGCCTAATGCGGAAGGTGGACCACCACTACCACCAGACCAAGAAGAGCCTGTCACAGAAGATCCTGTCGATTCTACACCATTACCTCCATTCAAAGAACCTGATGCGGAAGAACCCGTAGCCGAGGAGCCTGTTACGGAAGAGCCTCTTAAGCTAGAAGATAATGGAGTGCAGGAAGAAAATCGTGCCTACATAGACCAAGAAATCAAGAAATTAAAAGAAGAAATAATAAGTGCTATGAAGGAGATAAATTCTAAAGACAATTCTGTGGTTCCTCCGGTTGTTCCGGAACGGCCAGTAGAGCCACCAGTAGAACCGACTCCGGAGATAGTTCCGGAATCATCACCAGAGCCACCACTGGTGAACCCTAGTCCCTCTGGACCAGAGAAAAAAGAAAATGTGGGCATTTTAGGAAATTTAATCAGTAAGTCTGGTTGGATATTACCAATTTTAGGTGTCGCTGTTCCAGGCGGTGCTTTGGGGTGGCTTGGTGTTCAAGGCGTCTTGTCTTTAGCTAGGCGGAGAAAACGTCGTAAGGAGGCAGGGGATGATACTATTCCACCTTTGTTTCGCAGAGACGTTACAGAAGCCGAACAAATCATTGGTCTTCGCCAATCAGAACAACGCGAACCAATATTTGACACAATGCGAGGAATCCTTTTCGAGGATGAATTTAATGCCAACCCTAACCAATCGTTCGAGGAAGCTTTTGCAACCGTCAATGCTAAATTTAACCAAATTGCACCGGTCGCAACGCAGCACACGAGAGTAGATACTAAATAATTCCACAAATTTTCAAGGGAGATTAATTATGACAGAACAAATAGCAATAGGTAATTTCACAGGAATGATTACCAGATTTAAGAACCAGAGCATCCTTCTTGGTATGAGACCATGTGTTGATCTGTTGCATGAAATCGTTGGTAATGACGAATTTAATAATAGAGTAGGTACTGATGACTCAACTAAGGCACATATGATCCAACTGGTTGGTATGTGTGACCGCACAAGGCGTGTTATCACTTATAATCCTGAAGACGTTGATATTATGTCTGTTCTGGATGCTGATATTGAACTTAGCGAAAGCTTACGTCCTATCAATTTGGATAATATCCAAATGTCCAGCACTCCACTGATCGAGCTTCCATGGATGTTCGATGGTTCAGATGTAAATATTCCTACTTGGAGTAGCTTGCAGTTCCGCAATGGTATTGGCGGAATGCTCTATTCAGCAGCTTCTCAGATTTTGGTTCAGTATACAAGGTTGGAATCAAGAAATCGTAGTTATTTGATTACGGTTAACGATTCTCTACGAATGTATAGCATGATGCAGACATTCCGTGATCTGTGCGATAGGTTCTTGGGTCATGATAACCAAATGGATATCG